ACCAATAGTGTCTATAAAATCATAATGACCTTCATTCGCCTTTGTTTGTTTGTTAACATTAGGCGTAACAGTACTTCTACTATCATTTCCATCAGGACCGTATTGGTTGATAATTATAAGTTCGTTTTCTTTTTGTACCCCAAAAGTTTCTAATAAACTACCTTGTGTATTTATATAACCATAAACTCCTTTATTAGATGTTGAGTTAAGGTTTTTGTTAATATCTATTGTATTACCAAATGAACTTGAAAAGTCGGTAGGACCATAAATGTTTTGTACGTACAACAATTTCTCAGTTGCATCACCTACATTTTCAAGTTCTGACCCAATTGTGTTTTGAAAACCGTAACTACCTAAATTACTTTTATTATTTTTATTAATATTAATAATGATTGTATCACCAAAACCACCATTAGGATTAAACTTATTTTGTTTAATTAATCTTTCTTCTTGAATTTTTTGTTCGACTGTAACATCAGGTAAATTGTTAACAGAATAATCTACCAAGGTAACTTCGGATGCTACTTTTAATACATCGAAACTAAACGAACCGTCGACCTTATAAGGCTCGAGGTTACGAACTTGTAGTTTTTTTCTGAAGTTTTCAGTCGAATTAAATGATAGTGGACTATTCATCTATTGTTTTTCTAATAAATAGATTGAATACTATTTTTTATGATTCGAATCGGGATTTTGACTTGGATAACAAATTTCTTTGACTGAATATTTCCATTACTTTGTCTTTAAGATTTCTTTGAAATTCTGCATCTCTACTCAACATATCAGCTATTGGTCCCGATGTTAATCCTTTAACATTCAAATCAACACTAATGTTGAAATTATTATCTATTGTTTGTTTTGTATTTTGTGTAGTTTCAGATTTTGTTACTATTTCTTGTGGTGGAATTGGTCTTAGGGTAGGTTCTTTAATTTCTAAAGTTGGTATGTTGTCACTTAAATTTTGTGATTGCATATACACGTCTTTTAGTAAACCTATTTTTTTATCTAAATCAGGAGCAAACATCGCTTGGTCATCTTCAATAAAATCAAACATTTGACCCTTTCCTAAAGATAAAACTTTTTTACCCTCACCAAAAAATGTGTCCATTCCCCTATCAAACTTAATATCCTTATCACTATCACTGTACATTTCAGCTGTTGTAGGTTCTGTTGATGCGTCTTTTATGAGTTTTTTTTGTCTCGCTATTGCAGTGTTTATATCATTTATTTCAGATTTAGCGCCAGCTACGAAGACATCAGCTCTGTCCTGTGTAGGTTTCATTAATTGTTCTGAAGTTCCATACACTCTTTCAATTGCCAGATTTTTTTCATTCTCACTTAAACCCCTAAGTAGAGTATCTCTAATGATTCTCATGTCTTTCTGTTGAGTTTCCTCAACAGTTAATGATTTTTCAGCTAACTGACGGTCAGTAAGTTTTGCCTTTTTTTGGTATTCTTCTAAGGCAGCTTGAAGGGCTTTCGGGTTATCTCCTATTGATTTTACTAAATCATCTGTTTCAAATCCAGGAATTCTTAATTCTAACTTTCCTCCTTTACCAATTTCAGTTAAAGATTTTACTAAGTTCATTGACTCTTGTGGTATACCTGAAATGTCAACTCCTTGTGCCAACATTTTGTCACTAATGAATTTTTGTTTTGCAGCCTCTCTACCAATTTGAATGAACTTTTTGTAGTCCCCATTTATTGCTTCGACAGATGCCTTTAATCTATCTCTTTGTAGTGCATCTATTGTTATTTCGCCTGTCGCATCATTTACCTTAAATGCTGATTGTGCTAGATTAATAAATGAATCTTGTAGTTTCCCAACATCATTTCTTCCTGCATTTAAAAGTTGTGTGAAATTTGTTAAATCCGAACCAAATCCACCAATCATACTAAGTGTTTGTGCCATTTCGATAGCCTTTTCAGGATCCAACAAATTATCCATAGTTTGTTCACTAACTATATCCCCCAATTCAACATTCAAAGACTGAGCCTTTGCTGTCATTTGTGTTAGACCGTCAACCCCACCTTTAAACGCATAAGCGTCAACTAATTGTAAATTCTTATTAACACCCTCTAATAGTTTTGCTGCGTCAAGTCCAGACTGTCTTGCAATTTTTGCAATCTCTGCCATTTTTTCAGCACTTTTTGTTTGGGATTTGAGTAATCGAACAAATGAACCTTCTAATTTACCCATTTCTTTTGAAGCAATACCTGTCGTTTTTGAAAGTGCAACCATCTGTTCAGTGGCAGCAATTGAAGGTAAAGTCATTTTACCCATATCTGAGTTAAGATTTTCCACGACATCCGTCAAATCTGTAAATGATCCGCCAAATTTTACAGTTTCCTTGTAAGAACTAATTAAACTATTTCTAAGTTTTTCTGTACCAACAACCATTCCTGATGTGATAGTTCTATTTAACTTTTTGGTACTATCTTCCATTGCGGTAAGACTGTTCAGTGTTGTTTCAACTGCATTTGTAACCCCTTTCTTAAAAGCCGCTTCAAGGTTGTTTATAACATCACCATAACCGGTACCGGCCTGGTCAAATTCATCTAAAATAGTGTCAGCAAAAAGTAACATGGATTAATTTTATATATAAATACGCAAAACTATTTTTTATTGAACTCTTCAATTAGTTTGTTTACGAAGTATTTTCTTTCGTAAGTCGGTACTTTAAGTAAGTCTTGATATGAAAAATGACCGTATTTTATTAGATAATAAAACTCATCTAATAAATTAATTTTATGATTGGAAGAAAGGCCGAAAAAATTCAACCCCAAAGGACAGATTAACTGTTACCTTTTCTCCTGACGGGGCTGTAATATATCTTGTTAAATCTAATTGTGGTTCACACTCTTTGATAAATTTTTTAAGGTCTTTAGAGTCTGAAATTGGCATGTTTAAAATAAATTCAGATATTTTAGACTTGTCTGTAATCCCATCAATTTCAACTATATGTTTTTCTAATCTTTTAGTCACTACAGGTGCAACCATATTTTGTGGGTAACTATCAGACAAAGTATCTATTTCTTTTTCGTCTTTTAAATTTAATAATCTAAATTTTACATTCTTTTTAGTCTTAGGTAATTGGAAATTAAAAAACCCATCTTCATTAGGTTCGTGTATCGCTTTTTTAACATTTAATTCTTCTAACTGTAAAGTAATATCGAATTTTTTATTTGTTGCTGGATCGGTAACAGAAAAATTATATTCAGACCCAAATGAAGTATTTCTCAAAAATATCAAAATAGCTTGGACATCTACATTCAATAACTGATTAACATCAAACCCTGGTTCATAAATTTTATTTTTCAATAAACTATAAACAATACCATCTGAACTAATATTTGGGGACATTAACATGTTCTCGTCGTTGGCCGTTAAATACCCAACTTTTAGAGATTCTTTTTTTGGTCTATAAAATAAACCTTTAGTTGGTAACTTCACAACATCGTGAGGTAAGTTGAAGTCCATTTGACCATAAGATTCTGCACTATTCATAATATTTTTATTTTAAATATACTTTACAACATATTTTTGTAAACAAAAAACCCACCTTGTGAGTGGGTTTTATACATTTTAATTTTATTATTTTAGTAAACCAAAATACATCTATCAGGTCTTAGTGTTGCGTCTATAGTCATGATATCATCTTTGTCATAACCTACGTCTCCAAACTTCACATCAGTTAAAAAACAACCTTGTAAAATCCATTTTTCAACGGCTACTCCTGTTGGGTCTAACATTTCTAAGTCAACATCTTTTTTATAACCCGCAGCATAACCCATACGTCCTGTAACGGACTCAGCGTGTAATCTTACCCACTCCATAAGTGCTTGTGCAGCTGAAGGTCCGATTGGGTCACGGAATTTCACACTGATAGTTTCCCACTCGAATCTACTAGCAACATAAGTTTTAGTGTTCAAGAATGGAATATCCTTTGATTCAATTTTGATACTTGGTCTTGATGTACTTTCTACGTACCAAGAGTTAATCCCTAAAGAAGTAGGGAAAGTCAATATGAATCGGTTAGCTCTTTTAGGTTCATACTGAAAGGGCATTTTCATTAACAAATCAGCCATTGTCTAAATTTTTGTTTTTTCTTTTATTTTTATATATAAATATATTCAGAAACAATTTTTTCTATTTACTTTAATTATATTTAGAAATATTCTTTAACTAGAACTAGAAAATAATTAATACTCTTTCTTTTCTCCTCCTTTAGTTAAATATGTTCTTACTGGTCCTTCTGGATATTCTTGACTTAAAAAATCCCTCATTTTCTCTATATTTCTTGGGTCGTCATCTGAAAACCCTATTTTTGGTGTGAACTCTTGGTTATTTATATCATTCTTAAAATAAGCCTTTTTCCCAATCTCCGCCGCTAAATCTTGACAATAAACAATAAATTTTCTCATTGCAACAATTTTTAACTCCTCAGGGTTCGCAGCACTTCCTTGTCCAAAAGTTACAGGTTCATACACACAAAGGTCCAAATATTCGTCAATAAGTTCTTTATCTGAAAAATTTACCTCTATTTGTTCATTTATATTTTCTTCCTCTGAAAAGAAGTTTCTATATTTTTTAAGGTTTTCTATTAGGGTTCTACTGTTAATACCATTATGGTTACTCACAATAAAATTATAAACACCTTCTCTTAATGCCGATGGATTATGACCCCTTGCAGTTATAATCGCAAAAACTGAACCACCATTTATACATTCAACAAAATCATTCCAAGATGGGCCTGGTTTTGCTAACATCGAGTCGATGACAAATCTTTTGTCCCCCATTTCTTTAAAGAATCTGAATGGTTCTTTTGCATAACCAACAACTGTAGTACCCTTATAACTAAATGGTTCACTACCTATTTGGTGTCTGTGTTCAGCAAAATCTTCAGTAGACATACCCACTTCTTCTTCATTTTCAGTCATTACCATAATTTTGGTTGACATAAAAACAATATTATCGTCCCAATCAAAGGCATAATATTTAGTGTCAGGTGTACCTGATTCATCAATACCTTCATTAACTACTCTTTTTAAGTAATTGTAAACATATTTTTTAATGTCCATTATTTTCTTAATTTTTTAAGTAAGGTTTCTAATTGAGACTCAGTGATAATCACATTTTGTTTTTTTGAAGAAAAAGTTTCAACATTTTGTTTTTTATCTCCTAAAGTTTCTTTGATAATTTTTTTTTCTATTTTCATAGTTTTTTTAATATAAATATAATAAGGGGGACATTTCTATCCCCCTTTTTTTATTTTGTATTATACATCATCAAATGATGCTCCTGTTGGTGTAATTACAAACTCGATGTCGATGTATTCTAATGCTCTTGTTGGTTTTAAGAATATCTTACCAGTTAAAGTGTTAGAATCCAAATCTTCAGGAGTATTTGAGACAGTCACTCTAAAGTCAATCAAACCTCGGTCTCTTCTAATTTGGTCTAAGATTGGGTTAACTGAATCTAAAAAGTCTTGTCTTACTTTATCATCATTTTGTTCAAACAATAATCTGATTGCTACTGCTGAAATTAATTTTCTTGCTTGTAGTAATAATCTTCTTACGTTGATTCTGTCAAGTGCAGACTCTCTAATTTGTAAAGTTTTATTACCCCAAATAACAGTACCAACATCAGAGAACGTAGCGATTGGATTTATTCTACCTTTGTATAAAGTATCTCTATCCTCTTGAGTTAATTTTCTTCTCGCTTTAATTGAATTAACTAAACCTCTTGTGTAACCCGCAGAAGCGAACCAAGGGAAAGCAATGTTATCAGTCAAAGCCAAGTTTCTTACTACCTCAGCCGTTGGTGGTAAATAAATTTGTGTATTATTTACAGTGTCTCTTGTCAATACCCATGGGTAGTAAGTTGCGGTATAATTCGAATCAATACCAGTCTCTTCTAAATTATCTACAGCCTCTTGAGGGTAAATTAGTCCTTCAGAAACATCATTCCATGTTGGTAGGAACATATTGAAATCAGGAGTAGTACAAATGTAAATTGAGTCTGCTCTATCTGATTCTATCAAATCAATAGCGTCTTCAACTAAATTAGAGTTGTTTACATAATCAATACCCGGTGTTGTAAATACGTTGATATTAACCGCCTCAGGATTGTTGAATGTAGTTTGACCCCATTTGTAAGCGTAGTAGTCAGTGTTAGCCCAAGTCTCTTGGTTTGGACCTGAAATTTGCTTGAACGCTCCCCATCCTGTAGCTGTAGGGTATGTTGCTGACGGTGCAGCTCCGTATTTATAACCTGTCTGTCCTAATGCGAATGTGTCTGAATTTGTTCTGTATTCTCTGTAAATATCCCATCCGTCGAATCCACCTGCAGGGTATAAAGTAAATTTACGAGTATTCAAACGGTAGTATGGATTATCTGCATCCGTAGGTTCCGAGTTAAAAGACCCAACACCCACTTCAAATGCTGACTGACCCGAAGTTGAGTATCCCGCGGCTATAGTTACTATGGTTGCCCCACTATCCATGTGGAAACCTTTTACTTGGTAATTCCAAACAGGTCCTGTCGTATCAGTCTGTATGTTTGCAGGTTGCTGTTTACCTTTATAATCAAAGAAATCATAATCGACACCGGTAATGTTTGAGATACCTAAGTATGCCTTTCTTGGATTTTCACCGTTAGAAATAACAGAATTATCTCCTCCTGATGTAGAACCAAATGGTGGGTTGTAAATTACTTCACCAGGTTTTAAATATTTTGTTTTATAAACAATGAACGGTGGTGTTGCATCATCATATAGTCTCATAGTATAACCTTCAAAACCACAAGGTAGTGCATCTTCAGGCGCTTCATCACCCATCTCTAACATTATATATTTAGAGTTTAAGTTATACTCACCATTAGCAGTACCAATTTTGTTAGCTATAAAGTTATTTTGTGTTGGGTCTAATGAACAGTTTGTGAAACTTTCAATTACTCTCACATTTTGGTCGTTATCGTAAAAATCTCGTACAAAGACATCAAATGTTCTATTATTAAATGACATGTTTGCTAATGAAATTTTTACTAATCGGTTAGCAGCATTACCATCGGAAATTAATTTAAATTTGAATAATTTATAAACTTTATTCCCTCTTAATTCTGAAACAACATAAGGTGTTTCA